GGTCCAGCACGCCGGTGACCTCGAGCACGCGGTCGGTCTTGCCGGTCTCGCGGAGCAGAATCCTGCTCTTCACCGTCACCGAGTCGATCCAGGGCAGGACGAGCCGCCAGGCCGTCTGCCCGCGGTTGATGTCGACTGCGTCGATGGACCGCCCGTCGGCGGACTCGATGTGGCCCAGCACAGTGGCCACGGTCGACCAAGTCTTGGTTGCCTGCCCGTAGTTGTCAACGGACGCGGTGTAGTTCTGCACCGCCATCTCATGTCGGAACATGCCTCGAGGGATCATCAGTGCACCCCGTGCTCCCCGAGCATGTCGAACAGCATCTGCTGGGCCTTGCCCTCGATGGCGCCCGTGCTGTCGCCGCGGTCGGCGTAGAGGCGCCCGCACAGCTGCAGCGCCAGCATGTTGATGTAATGGTCGGCCACCAACGTGTTCCAGTTGATGGTCACCGGACGGTTCCAGCCGTCCTCGATCAGAACAGCCACGCGCTCGCCGTCCCAGTGCTGTTCCGGGTTCTCAGTCTGCGTCACCGAGTCGTCGTCGACGTAGACCGCCGTGATGGCTGACGCGGTGTTTACCGGCTGGATCGGGAGCACCACCCAGGTGTCCCCTTCCTCGGACACCTTGTATGAGCGCTCGAGTGCCTGCATAGCCAAGCCGGTGCAGCGCTCGACCGTCTCGCGCACGGCAGGCAGCAGGATGTTGCCGATGTACGCATCGTCCTGCGCGTGGAAAATGCGCAGGTGACTCTTGATATCGCTGGTGGTGAGTGCTGGCATTTTGAAAAGACCGGGGGGGGTGTCCCCCCCGCCGGTCCGGGGTCACATGGAATCGATCAGACCTTGTTCGCCAGGATGACACCGGCGTACTTGTCGACCACCTGAGCGTCGGAACGCATCGAGCTGCGGTAGTTGACGATGCCGCTGCCGCTGTTCGTGTAGGGGTCCACGATGAACTGGACTTCCCTGCGGTCCACGATGCGATAGGCGCGAGACAGATCGCCGAAGAACACCAAGTTCCGGCCCGTGCCGGAAACGAATTCCGGCGCAAACTCGCTGATGTACACAGGGCGCCCCATGAGCATGCCAGCAGCTCCCTCCTGCAGCATCATGCCCTGCATGCCGTCGTAGAGGTAGGTGCCAGTGGTGGCGGCCTTCTGGCTCAGGAGTTGCCCCCAGGTTGCCTGATTCATGATCCAGCTGCCGTTGGAGGCGTATGCCGTCGGCAGGGTGGTATAGGCGGAGATGATGTCATCGAAGTCGAGATTCACCGTCAGCGATCCGGTCTTCACCAAGTACTGAAAGTTGGTGTCGGAACTCAGAAGCCCCTGTTCCTGCCCAGAACCAGTGCCGGTGATGTGCCGTGCTGCGCGGAACTTGCTGTGGGCACGGGCGTGGTCGGCAACCACTTCGGCGGCAACGTCAATAGCCGCATCAAACAGCAGTTCCTCGGTCACCGGCGTGGTGGCGGTGGCCTTGTAGGCGCCGAAGGTCTTCAGAATGGTGGTGAAGTTGCTTTCGGTGTACGCGGCGCCTTCCGCGGTTGCGGTGACGGTCGTGCGGGAGTCGATGACGGGCAGCCGCAGGTTGTTCGGTACGGTCTGCACCGTGGCGAGCTGCCGGATGGGGTCACCCCAGTCCAGCCACTTCACGAACTCGCCGGTCATCACCGACTGGGGCACGGCGTTGCCAGCGGTGGCAGCGGTACCGACCGTCAGGGTCGTACGCAGTTCCATGTTGCCGCTGCCCTCGAGGCCACGCGTGGCGAAGAAACGCGCCAGTTCGGCGTCGTTGCCACCGTTGCGGACCTCGGGACGGCCGACCAGTTGGCCGTTCTTTGCCTTGACGGCGTCCAGGCGGCTGCGAATCGACAGGCTTTCGAGCTGCCCGTCGATGGCGCGGATTTCTTCCTCGGCCAGGTCGAACGAACGGACGGCTTCGGGGGTTGCGGTCTCAGCGTACTGCTCGCACGCAGCGACGAGCTGCGCACGCTTCTCACGGAGTGCTTCGGGGGTCACGGTCATTTCAGGTCTCCAAGCCGCAGCCGCAGGTACCGAGCGACGAGCCCGGTGGAAGTGTGAAACGCCCGGACCGCGGCTGCGGTCGCCTCATAAGCGGGCGTGTGGACAAGGCTGACCTCGTAAAGGCGGGCCGACACGACGGTCCGGCGGTTGCCCGCCCACTCGTCCTTGTCGACCGCGAACCCGAACGACATGTTTTGGTAGATCCCGTCGCGCAGCAGGACGCGCATGTCCTGCCCGTCGCGGGTGTCCGGCAACCGAGCAGCGAACGTCACGCCGCGCTCGGTCTCCTCGAGCTCGAGCGTGCCGCTGCGGGTGTCCGCCAGCACGCGCCCGCCATCGTGCTCGACGAGCAGCGACACGTTCCGTCGCCCCAGGTCGGCCGCGAACGCACCGCGCTGGATCGTCTCGATGAACGGCAGCGGCTGGGAATCGGTCTCGTATGGAATGGCCAGCCCGGACACGGTGTTGCCCTCGACGGCTGCGCGGACCTCGAACGAACGGCGGTCAATCTGCATCGGGAGACTCGCTTTCTTCGTCCTCGCGGTCGCCGTTCACCTCGGCCTGACCGGCCGCCGTGTCTAGGCGCATCATGAGTTCGTCTGCCATGGGGTCCTGCACCGGCTGCATGCCGATGAACCACCTGGCGTCGTTAGGCGTGAGGACGCCAGACATGACGAGCTTGGACAGCTCCTTGGCGGTGTCCTTCATCGTGCCGCGGAGCAGTTCCTGTAGGTCGTGCTCGACGCGATAGCCGGGCAGCAGTTTGGCCGTCAGTTCGGCCTCGATGCGCTTCGCCCAGGGCCGCAGCGTCTGATCGACGAGCGCTCGTTGGGCGTTCAGGTCAATCTGAGTTCCCGCCTCGGTCGCAGCCAGGAACGACAGCGGCAGGTTCAGCGCTCGGGCAATCTCGCCCATGGCCGCAGTCCGGGCCGCCGTCACGGCGTCGAGGTCGCCCTGCCCGCTGACGCCCTCGATCTTGCCGCCTCCGTCGATGATCAGCGGTTCAGACGCGCCGCCTGATTTGGCATGCTTGGCCTTCCAGGCGAGCAGGATCGTCTGCTTCGCCTGCTCGCTGATCGGCGTGGGGAATTGGAACGACAGGCGCCGGGTCGTACCGGTGGCCGCCATGGTGGCCGCCCAGTTGTCGAGGTCCGCCACCAGTTGCAGCTGCGTTCGGCACTTGTCCAGCGGGCTCTCGCCGATGAACGCCCACCGGCTGTAGCCGCCCTTCACGTGGATGAGGTCGCTAGCCGGTATGGGCTGCCCGTCGAGCAGGTACTGCAGCGGGTTGGCCGACCAGTTGATTGTGATGCGCCCACGCTCGAGCGGGATGAGTTCGGCGGCCTCGCCGGAGTAGGTGCGTGCGATGTACGCATAGGCGTTGCCTTGCGTCATGGCGTCGGTGACGAGCCACCGGCGCAGGTCCCAGCCGTTGACCATCTCGGTGCTGCGGCCGGTCAGCAGGCTCAGGGCAGCAGGCTGCACCTCCTGGTCCTTGCTGTCGTAGACGCACAGCGTGACGCTGGCCAGCATCGAGGCCACGCCCTCGATGGCACGCTGGACGCCAGGCAGCGCTTCAACGTCCCCGACGCTGCTGGTGTCGACCAGCATGGACGCGTTGAAACTGCCCAGGAAGTAGCTGCGGAAGCGCGAGAGGAGTCCCACGCCTCCCCCAGTTTGAGTACGCGCTTTTTCTGTCAATAGGCGGGTGTGACATTTTCTGTCACATTCCGCAAATTGTCGATTCGTCCGCTAGGTGGCGGAACGTGTGGCAAAAGAAAACCACCACGCTTGCGCGTGGTGGGCTTGGGGTCCCCGTCGGTCCTTACGGGTAGCAGCGCACGGGCTCGGTTCTCAGCGAATCAGGAACACGTAGTTCTTGATCGCGCTGGCGCTCCGGCAGCCTTTCGGCTGCGCTGCCATCATATCGTCATCACGCCGGACGGCGGCATCCACTGCTGGGAGCGCCCGCGCAGCTCGAACAGGCGGGCCGCGTTGCAGGCCGCCACCAGGGCGTCGATGTTCTGCCCGTCGCGTTTCTGAAGCTTGACCAGCCCTCCGTCGTAGGTCTTGGTCGTGGCATGCCGCAGTTGGTGCAGC